TCAAGCAGGGGAAGCCATAACAGATCCACCGTCTCGATCTCCACGCTATCACTGGTGCCGGTCCCTGTGACTCCCAGCAAGATCCGTATGTCGTGGCCTGTCGTCTGTGCCGGTAATGGCACACTGGCAAAGGGTTCATTTGCTGCGCCAATAGTGGCCAGGGTTGTCCAGCTTGCGGTACTGATAGGGGTATCCTCCCCCGCATAGTCAATCAAGTACCATATCTGGATCGTGCCTGTGGCCGTGCCGCTGTTCTTGTACCGGACCTCCAGACTGTAGAAGTCCTTGGGGCGGCTTGGCTTGCCCCCGTCAAAGGCTGGCAATTCAAGGTAGCCGATCTGGGTGATAAAATCTGCATCTAGATCATATCGCCGGTTCGCTGTCCAGGTAGGCATAATCATGTAGGCTATGTCGCTGCCTATGTTGAACCAAAGCCGCCCTTTCCCGCTGCCTATGGGCTCCAGATGAACGGCGCTGATCTGCTCTCCATAGTCGGTGTTGTGATAGAGGCTGTGCCAGCCGCGCCCATCCCACCAGTACAGCCCGGATCGGGTTAGATAGGGGTAGCTGATAGAGGCAACTAGCCCCCGTGTGGTACCGCAAGCGCTCATGAACTGCCCCCGGTTGTCTACCCGCATTGTCGGGTGAAGGGGTGGCCTGGGCAAGTTTGACCATATCTCCTTTGACGTGTCGATCTTGCTGTAGAGATAGTCGGGGTCAATCCGATCATTCCATATATCTCTAAGTACCCCGTTTTTGTACTCTAGCAGGCCAAAGGTGCCGGGGAAGTATAGCCCGCTTTGCCAGTCTAGCGCCCAGGGCCGGGCCGCCCGGTCGGTCTTGAAGTCGAGAAGCAGGTTACAGGTCGGGCTACCTGACGTTGGGTAGGTGCTGGGGTAGCTGATCTCAAATACCCCTTCTTCTTTCATGGCGAACAGTTTCCCGCCATGGCTGATCATGCTTTGTACCATAGTCCCCGGATCGCCAACGATCACGGTCCCCGCTCCCCATGCGGTGCCGGTTGTGCTCCCTTCCAGCGTTGCGCCGTCTGCCCTCCACAGCATATTATCATGAACGGCTAGGCAATCGGCGTTGATCCCGACCACGTTAGCCCATACAGTGGTAGCCGTCGCCCCTGTGTGATTCCAGATAGGATTACCCGCCCCCTGACAGGCAAAGAGCAAAGAGTTAAAGACGCACAGATCGGATACTTCGCCTACAAAGTCGCCCTTGCTGTTCTGCCAAGAGCTAGTATCTACCCTCCAGTACATGACCTTAGCGCCCACGGCTGCATATAGCCGCCTCATGTTGTCGCTGCCGGTGAACTCCATGAACTCCCTGACCGGTGCGTCATTCTCGGCTGTCCAGTTGAGCTTGAAAAACGGTCGATTTTGGGAGGCTCCAGCCCCCCAGGCTATACCGTCATAAAAGGATACTACGTCGTTATTTTCTGTATCCTTCGCCCAGTACAGCTTGTATGCCTGGGCATTGGTCACGCAAAGCCAATATGTGGTAGCGGGGGCCAGTACGATCCCGGTACCGGCAAAGGTGACAGGCATATTAAACCATTCACCTGCCGCCCACGCCTGGGATCCGAAAAGCTGCAAGGTCCGGTATACATCCTTCAGGCTGAACGTAGTTGCCACACCGACTACAGCCCCAGGGGTCCCGGCTACGTCGGCGCGGATCTCAACGGTGACATTCCCAGCGGCGTTGTACTCCATATCTGGCTTCCGGCGCACAAGCAAATTAACGTGTTTGACCAGTGCACCCGCTCCCGGCGACACAAACTTGACGCCTACTCCATCATAGCCCGCCGCTGCGTTGCTTACCTCGTACTCGCCCACGTCCTCTGTATCTGTGACACGGAAAACATAATCAGTTGTTCTGCCTGATATGTGGACAACAGGACCTCTGACAGCGTTGCCGCCTCGGGTGTCCACCCGGTACCCTCTGCGGTATCGGTTGGTACCGTCGTAGATTTCCGCGCCCTCCCCGCCGTCAAAGCGAAAGCTAGCACGGCTCCAGCGCTCGCCCTCGGCAAAGTAGTTTGACACTGGGGACCGGCGATCCTCTCTCAAGGAAGAGCTATATAGCTGGCCGTTGGGATCCCTGGCCAGTACGTAGCCGGTACCGTCAATGTATACATCGAACTCGGACAAGGCCATTATCTGATCACGCTCCAGTCAAAGGACCTGGCCCGGCCTGTGGATCGGCGGCGCATGGTGCGTTCCCGGCCTGCCCTGGCTTGATCCCAGTAGGTAAGCTGGCGCTCGATCCTCCCCGGATCCTCCCCGGTTAGCTGGGGATCGGCCTCCAGAAGCAAGAGGGCCATGGCCTGAGCAAGCACCCACTCACGATCAATGTCAATCAAAAGGTCGTGGTCTTCACAGTCAACCTGTGTGGGCTCGGTAATGTAGACAACCTTGATCGTTAAGTCTGCATCCCTGGGATCGTTGTCTAGCACAAGGGTCAAGGCTCCGGCGTTGTCCTCGATTCTCCAGCGCTCGATCTCGTAGTAGTGATCGTCGCTGCCCTCCATGAAGATATGCTGGACCTGGCGGGTGTCAACTATGTCCGTCAAGGTGGCCAGTGAATACCGGCGCTGTTCTGCGACAGTGGCTAGGGATGTATCTACAACCTGGGGCCACATGGACCGGGGGCACATCGAGATCGCCCGGTTCAGGGCCTCGGGGTAGCGCCCATGCTCCAGCTTCACGGCCTGCCAGTCTGTACGGCGCTTCTGAAGCTCCCAGATCAATTCCCCACAACTGTTGATCTCCGCCTCTGTCTCAGCGGTAATATCTTCTAACACTATATCGTCAAAGAGGGGGTTGCCCTGGTACTTGTAGTCCCCGCTGGGGTCGGTTACTCCTGGCATGGAGAAGCTGACCTGGATCGTTGTGCCTCCCTCTATTGCGAACTCACGTTCTATATAGATCCAGTCGTCGCTCAGGGGTATGTCCAGTTCTTCCAGAAAGAAGGTCGCCCCCATAGGTTCAAAGATGTTGATCTGGAAGTCCTTAATCGGGTACAGTTCAGCCTTGACATACATCCCAAAGCGGTGCAAGTACATGGTACCACTGTTCCCGCCCGTGGTAGGTTGCTGGCTCAGGGTAACGGCTATCTTTGCCTGAAGATCCGCAAAGGCTGATCCTGGCGCTCCGTGGTACACATCGTACCTGTAGACAAAATCGGTGGTACTCCACCCGCTTAGGTCGGTGTCAAAGTCTCCGTTCGTGATCAAGTTTGCCACTGGGCATAGTCTCCTTTCTGTTGTTGGGCCTCCAAGCCCCAGGATAAAGATAGCCAGTAGTAGGTATCTCACTTGCCGCCCCTTTCTTGTAGTGCCCATGAGCTAGACTGTAGATCCGCCTGGATCTCAACCTTTGCCCTCTCTGCCCGCTCGCCTTCGTGGGCCATCATTTGCAAGTGATAGTTTCTGTCGCTGGGTGCCCCCCTGGTGGCTAGCAACTGGTGAACATGGTACCTGGCCCTGGGCATAAGATAGACCAGATCAAGATCGGTTTCACCCGCCGCCGCAAGCTCCGGGTACCTGGCTGCATAGAAGACCTGTAGCCGCCTGTTCAGCCCGGTTGCTAGCCGTACAGCTAGCCGAACTGTTAGATCCGTTCCCGGTGTGCCCTCTACTTCCCAGCGGTGCCGGGGGATCTCCTGGGCGGGTACCCCCAGCCTGGTACCGATAGTGTGTACCATGATCCTGTTAACGGCGTTGGCGCTGTTAGGGAGTGGGTATACCCCAGTCCCGTTGACTTGGTAGCTCTTGTACTCCCGGCTATATACCTGGGGCCATGCCTCACGGATCGCCCTGTTGATCGCTGCGTCCCATTCGTCAAGGGTGATAGGCATTAGATACACGTCGTAGGTGTCCCCCGCCCCTGGCGCTGCGGTAAAGTTATATTCCACTGTGATTGTCTGGGTAGCCTGTGCGTAGTCGGTGATCCGCCTGCTCTCCCCCTCGGGGGCTGCCCCTGCTCCCCCTGCATCCTCTCTGATATAGAGGATCCCCCGGATCAAGGCGTCGTCCTCTGTAACGTGAGCTAGCCCGTTGGTGTCAATGAGGGTGCCCACGGCTCCGCCTGTGGCTGCGCCGGTGATCATTAGCTGTAGGCTCTGGGCAAGCTCGGCCCGGATCTCTTCAAGTGTCGCGCTCATGGTGCCCCCTTACGTTGTCTTCAGGATGTGATTACCGCAACTGTCCAGATAGGCCCATCGTGAAGTCACGCTGACACTATCCCCACTTTTGCAGTATCCCCCGGATAGGGACAGATAGACTTTTGTAGTGTTCTGGTTTATGAAAGCCCGGTTCCCCTGGGCCATTCTGAGCAAGCCGTCAATGTCTGTAACATGAATCGCGCATACTTGCTCTTTGGTCGTGTCCCATACAGCGACAGTGGTAGACTTCTCTTCTCCTGCTGTGCCGTCCACCCCTGATAGATCGTAGTCCGTACCCCCTAGCTCCATGGTAACTTTACTCAAGTTCGTTGTGTCAAGGGTCTGCATGGACAAGTAGCCACTAAGTAGCTGAAGATCGGCCTTCCATGTGATAGATAAGGTGTACTCAATGTACTGGTTACTTCGGTCAAGGGTGATCTGCTGGGCCACTTCTGCCACTACTGCCGCGCCTACTGGATCGTCAATCTCTGTCGTGGCCGTGAAGGTGATAACCTCCCCGTTGCCCCAGTCCCCGTTACCTGGGGACCATGTTTCCCCGTCGATCTCCCAGATTTCAGACGTGCCCCCCTTTATGGCCTCGTTGCCGTGGCCCTGGCCTCCCCAAAAAGCGCCATTCCCAGCGTCGATCTGTAGTGCGTACTGGTCGGCGGCGCTAGCGCTGTCCTGGTGAATCGTGGCGGGATCGGTTGTCCATGTGCTGGGCACGTCATTGGCCGGATCGGGGATCCCTGTCCATGCACCCCGCCCCATGCCCAGGGCTGCCCCCTCTCGCCTTAAAGCCTTCTTCACCCAGTATGGGCCGGTGTTGTGGATCTTCCAATACAGTTCGTAGTTGTCGGCGTCTGTCCTATGAGCATAGACATTCACGTCGGACACGTCGGACAGGATTTCAAGTACCGCATCCCAAAGATCCCCGCCATGGTTCAGGGTTTCACAGTCGGCCTCGCTCCCCCAGGCGGGTTCACCCGCCCCCTTAAAGTTGCCGGTGTGCCCGTGGGCCTCGTCGGCTAGGGTTGTTCCCGCTCCCTCTGTGGCCCTGGCCAGGTATACCGTGCTGCTATCTGCCGTGAGGATCGCTGACGGGGTGAAAGTCTTGTTGTGAAGCAGGGTGTTTGATACCTTGATCTGGGCTACCTTGTGACTCAAGGGCCACAAGGCCCCGTTAAGCCTGCCGATCTCCCATCCGGTGTTAGCATAAGCTATTGGTGTGTTGTCGCTGGCCTGGGTGGCAACTAGTACCCCCTGGAGGAAATAAAAGATCGTCTGCTCTGCGGCGCTCCAGCCTGCCGCTATGTGCAGCGGGTACCCGTCTAAGTGAGAAACAAGGTTGATTGTCTTGTAGGTGTTGCCATTCAGGGGGCCGCTAAGGTAGAAGCGAAAGTACATACTATTAAGACTGGCCCGCATCCTGACCGAAAGGCTATACCCGTCGTAGGTTGCGCCGCCCCGCTGTATGATTGTCCTGTCCAGATCGTCAACTACATGATAGATCCACGCCTCGACAAAGATCGCCGTGGAAGGTTCGTCACCCTCCCCCGTTGGAAGCGTGATATAGTCATCTGAACCATCGAACTCCAGCCAATAAGAGGGCAAGATCGGCGCTGCCGCTGAAGTTATCCGGCGTCTGTGCGATCTGCTTAGCACCTGTATTAGCACGTTGCCCCCTTAACTGTCCCTCCTGATCCATACATTGACTTCTAGGATCTCGTCATCGCCCGCCCCGTCGTTGTAGGATGTGGCGCTAGTCAATCGAAAGGCGACATAGAGGGTACTAATTCCATGAATGGCAACAGGCACACTCACCAGATAGACGCTAGCGCCGTTGGCGTCGCTGTCAAAGTCGGTGCCGGTAACGGCAATCTGGCCTAACAGCGCTTGGCGGGCCGCCGCTGACATAGCGGTAGCACCTGAAGAGATAGAGGGATCGGCGTCAAAGAAGAATAGGATCCCGTCTGGGGTCTGAACTGCACCTGTACCAGTTTCCCTGGATACAAGCAGTACCCCCAGGATCTCCCCGCTCATGGTTGCGCCCAGGCTGATCCCGACGCTGCCACATAGATCGTTTTGATCTACCTGCTCGTCTGCCCCGATTAGCTCAGTCAACCCAGCCTCGACAATGGCGGCAAAAGGTTCAGCACTGATCGCCAACTTTCCTAGCTCGTCGGCGGATCCGGCTACAAGCTCTATGTCTCGGGGGGTACTCTCCCCAGACACCCAGCCTTCTTGAATAGGCATAACACTTCCCTCCTGTGCAACAGGGGAGGGCCTGAGCCCTCCCCTTTGTGCTGTGTTTGTGGGTCTAGGGGGTGCCGACTACGAGGCAGTATACAACGCAATCTGTCTCAGTCGCCGCCGTTGTCCAGTCATCCTGCCAGGTCTTGGCCGTTACCACGTTTGCAGACACGTCAACAGTAGCAAGCGCACACTCGCCCGCCCCCGTTTTCGCGGCCTGGCCCATGACGCACTGTGCCCAAGTAACTGTAGTAAGCCCGTGCGCGACAACGGCTGTACCGGTGACGGCCTCGGTAGACGTGACAAGTACCTGCCCCTCGGTGCCGTTAAGCAGCATATAGCCCAGGCTGTCTACTGTACCATCAGCCATGAATGACGTTGACACGGTGCCGTCATCTACGATAGACAAGGCGGGTCCGGTGCCTGCCTGGTCAACTAAGAGTGCCGCCTTCTGGTCGCTATCGCCGTCGATCTGGATCTCCTGGTAGCGCCCGATCTCTGTAAAGCCGGTGCCGGTCGTGGCCTGCATAGGCTCGCCGCCCACGTCCCCGCCCTCCATAAAGACTGGCGGGCACTTGATTTCAGGCTGGGGGGCGATAAAGCCGACCACAAGAACAGCGGCCACAAGGCCCAAGAGGACAGCAAGCAGCAAAGCAAATTGATTCTTGCCCATGTTCTGATCTCCTTTTCACTCGGGCGGGGGCACGGCCCAAGGACACGCACCCCCGCCCATATATGGGGTTTCCGATGACTACGGGGTGATAGGCTTGTTGGCCTTGATCACACCGATCTGAACTGCGCCGAAAGATCCGGTAACTGCGGTCACACGGTAGCGGAGATATGGCCGGTCGGCCACAAGGGGCCATTGGTACGTATCCGCCCCAGCGGTGATCGCGGCTGGCGGGCTGCCTGCCGGTACCGTTTCCGCGTTGGTCCCGTCTGCGTCGTCGGCTTGCTGAATGACAATGGTAATACTGGTGCCGTCCGTGGGCAAGTGAACTTGTACGGCGTGATTCTTGTAGGTGGTCTTCCCCAGTCGTACCCAGTCCCCATCTTCAGTACCGGCAACAACGGTTGAGCCGTCGCGGAGCATATAAGAAGCGTCCTGAACTGGCATGGTACAATCCTCCCCCGGCTATGTTGGCCGGACTAGGGCGGCTAGCTGGCCGCCATCTTGAAATCTTCCAGAAGGGCGGCGCAGTAGTCGTCACCGATATGCGTCAACCCTAGGATCCACTGAAGCCCCCACTCTCGGGCCGTCAACGTGGCGATAGGGCCAAGGCGGGCAAAGCCCCCCACCTGGACGATAGAAAGCCCGTCGCTGCCTGGGCTGTCAATGTCCCCGTCCGGTTCGCTGAACCGGACAATAAAGATCCGGCTGGAGTCGTTGCCCGCATCGCCCGGATCGTAGGTGTCCCCGATGATCTCAGTGCTCTTGTCCCGCTGCTTGCCCACGTCAACAAAGGGGAGCCCCTGCCACGAAAACCAGTGGTAGCCCAGAACATCCCTGGTATACAGGGTATACCCGGCAAGCTGGGCCGCGTACTGGATCCCCAGAAAAGAAGTCTTGTTCATGAGGATCGCGCCGCTGGCCGCGTTGTCCTTCTGGGGTCCCCAGATCCCGGCTGCATAGCAGGCTTCGTCAAGTTTCCTGAAGAACTGCTGCGCGTTGGCCGCTGAGGCATGAACCTTCAGGCTGTCCGTGGTGCCGCTGGCGCTGATCACCTGGGAACTGGGGAAGTCCCCTGAATCAAAGCGGGCATAGAGCCCGTTGAATCCATCCGGGGTACTGGAGGTATCCCCGTTGATCACGTTCTGGGCGATCCCCCGCTCCATGGCTACGGTGTGCATGGCGAACTGCTGTTCTACGGGATCCCGGTACAGGCTTTCGCTGAAGCGTTCAAAGGCTTCATCTTCGCTGAACTTGCCGCCAAAAATGGCTAGGGAGTCTTCGGCGGGCTGGGTCGTGCCGGTGGACTCGCTGAAAGTCGCGTTGAGCTTGCGGAAGCCGTGTTCTGGCAATTCATCCCAGCGCAAGCCCTCGACTGTGAGGGATCCATGGTTCGTCACCGGGAACAGTTTTACAATGTCGGACATTCTGACAAGGTTCTTGTACAGCCCCAGCGACATAGGATCTTTGATCAGGTTTACATAGTCGGTCAATGATACTGGCATTTGTAGATCCTCCGTTTCTTCTTAACGGCGGATCGGGGTCTTCTCGCGGCCTTCCTTGAGTCCTTCCCTGATTAGCTGGGTGGCTGGCTTGTTGCGCCAGGCTTCCGGTCCCGCTCCCCCCTGCTCTGATATGGCCGGTATAGAGATCCCAGATCCCGCCAAAAGTTGGTTAACCTGCTGCCTGACCGTCTCCGCGATCCCAGCTTGCAGACCTTCGGCCTCCTTCTTGGCCTTCTTGATCATCTGCTGCGCTAGGGTCTGCTGATACTCCCATTGGTAGTTGGGGTCCCGCTCGATCTTGGCCTGCCACTCGTCAAGTAGCTGGCCTGTCTCGGGGGCCTCCAGATCATAGCCAAGATCCCCGGCTATGCTCTCCATCCATTGGCGGGTCTGATCTGCGGCCTGGCTGCCTACGATCTCCTGCTGCTGCATCTGTGCTACAGCCGCAAGGATCTGTGCTGCCTCGTCTCGGTTGCCGCTCTCTAGAAGCTCCATGCCCCGCTGATAGGCGGCTTGCATTTCCTCTTGGCGCTTCTTGCGCTCGGCGGCTACCTGTGCGTCATACTTGGCCTTGACCTTCTGCAAGTGGCCTTCGTACTCCGCTTTGACTTTGGCCTCGATCTCCGCCCGCTGGGAGGCGATCAGTTGTTCAAGTTCCGGCGTTAGCTCTGGACCTTCACCCTGGCCCATCACAGAAGGGGCCTGCTCACCCTGGGAGGGGGCCTGTTGCGTTCCCGCTGCCCCCGTCCCTGAGCCGCCCGGCTGGCCTGTCTGTAACTCCGTGGCGTTGTCCATACTCATTATAGCACACTCCTTCGTTTTGTCAACCTGGCTAGGCCAGCGTTGAATAGCCCAACAGGCGGGCTAGCTCGTCGGCCATGGCGGCGATCCGGTTGCCCCTGCGGCGGATCCCGTCGATCAATTCCTCGATCTCTTCCGGGGGCGGGGGCTCGGGATCGTCCGGGTACAGCGTCCATACCACGTCAAAGTGATCATGGTTGGTAGCCGCGATCATGCCCAGCCCCAGAATCAGATCGGATCGTGTTTCGCTGCCGTGCGCCCAGCCTGCATGGGGGCCGATCTGGCCCTGGTCCGGCCAGTAGTAAGCCCCCGGTCCCATTCCATTTCCGATCAGCCCCTCCGCATTGGTCGGCCCATGGTGGCAACGGTTGGGGACCATCTGAGGAAGTACCCCGCCCAGGGGTCCGGCGTTGGGATCCTCGGGCGCGTCTGTCCAGTAAAAGGCCATTTCCTGGCCGCTCATGGGCTGGCCCTGGGGGTTGATCACCCCAAAGATCATAGCGCTGCTGGCCTCGGGTAGCCGGATCGGAGCCTTGACCTTCTTTCCCTTGGGCGCTCCCTTGCCCTCCGCTGGAGGGTCGGCCCGCTCCAGCAAGTGGCTGATCTTGTACACTGGGCCGCTGCCCGCTGCCGCTGGCTTTATGATAAAGTTGCCGTACTTGGCCCGCAAATAGGCCAGGTCCCGTTGATTGCCTGCGTAGTCGATAACGATAATCTCCATGGTTCAGCGTCTCCTTTTGCGCTTGGGTTTCCCCTTCACTCGTTTAAGCCTTGGGTTTCGGCGCTTGGCTGCCGGGCTAGCCCTGCGGGTGGCACCTGCCAGGATAGCCCCCGCTCGCTTCATGCTGATTCCCTGCCGCTGCGCGATCTTCCGCTGGTTCGCCTTGAAGCCCCTAACCTTCTTCCGTGTTGTTCGTCGTTTCGTCTTTGCCCTCCGTTTCCTGGCCATTCCGTTACCCTCCCCTGAATGGTCCCCCGTATACATTGGGCGGGGGTACCCAGCGGGGTTGTTCCGTTCGGCTAGCTGACCGGTTATACGTTCTACCCCCGCCCCCTCTGCCGCCCCGGCGCTGATACTTCTCCCACCACGGCGCACCTAATACCGATCTCCAGTCCTCAGCTACTCGCTGGCTGAAGTCTGACGATCCACCGCTAGCCCCTCTATATGTGCCGGTCCCTGTCCCTCTCTTCTCTGCCTGCTGGTCGGCCATGGGAGGGAAGATCACCCCGGCTAGCTCTTGCTGTAGCTGGGCCTGTGTCCAGCCCTTGAATCCATACACCCGCTGAATCGCTGGGATTAGCTGGGTGGCCTTGATCTGGGGCACAGCGCCCACGGTCTGATTGTAGGCGTTGGGCTGCCCCTTGATTGCGTGGTAGGCGTCCCATGTTGGGCTGATAACCTGCTCTTGGTAGATTTCATGGGCGGCCTGTAGTATGCTATGGTTGCGCCGCGTAAAGGCGTCGTAAGCCTGCGGGCCGCTCATTCCCTGGTAGGTCCCGGCCTGTATGGGCTCCCCGATTAGGTTGTCTGGGATCGTGGTCTTCCACTGGTCAACGGCTGCATAGTAGTTAGCCCAGTCGATTTCCCCGCTCTGGGGATCGGTGAACGTGTCTGGGCTGGGCTTGGTAGCCTGGAGATCGTATAGCTGATCCTCAGTTACAGCGTTCCACATTTCAGCCGGGTTCTGGCCATAGAGGATCGGCGGGATCTCCCCGGTGAACTCGGGTAGTGGGTACTGGGCCTTGGCTGCGTCAAGGGCCTGGTACCGCTGATTATTGATCTCGCTCACCCCCTGGCCGTCCCACGGGCGCTGTTTTAGGAACTCGTCTATCTGACGGTTGGCCTGGTCGTTGATCTGGTCCTTAACTTCCCTGAGAGCCAGCCAGTTGCGCCGGGCTCCCGGTGCCATTCCCTGCCCTGCCTCTTCGCCGGGAAGGGCCTGGTACTGGGTAGACCTTGGGTACATGGCTGGTGTCTCGCGCTTGTATTGCTCGTAAGCGGCGCGGCTGCCGGTCGGACTCTCAGGGTAGGTCAAGCCTCTGGCCTCTTCTGCCATTTCCAGTTGAGCCCGCTCCCCGCTGGGCTCGATCTTCATGCTGGGGCCTAGCGCCCAGCCTACAACACCCGCCCGCTGTTCCTGGGCTGCCTGGTCGGCGGCCTGCTGTAACATCTGCTGGGCCGCTGCGATCTCTTCAGGGGGTATGTTCAGTTCTGCGGCTACCTGCTGGGCAAGCTCGCTTCCTGCTGTCCATGCTGCCCCTGTTTGCTGGGTGTCACGCTGCATAAGTTCCTGAGCCAATAGCGCCCGCTGGGCAAGCTGTTGATTTGTCGGATCAAGTGCGCTCATGTTGGCCAGGGTGCGGTTGATCCGGTACGTGTCCCAGATTTCCCCGGCTGGGAGCCCGGCCAACTGCCTTAGCGGTCCCTCGATGTTCAGCCCCCCTGGGGGTGCCCATTCCTGGCCCGCCGTGAACGCCTTGACCGCTCTTGTCTGGGGGAGCATATAGCCATAGTCCCCGCCATACTCTGGGCCTAGTAGTTGCTGGGCCTTCTCGGTTTCCATGCCGAGGGCCTCCCCTGCCTTGGCTAACCAGCCCGCCTTATAGGGAAGCTCCAGAAAGTGATAGGGCCTTAGACCTATGTCCTGCGTCATGTTCCAGATCCGCTGTAGCCCCTGGGCGCTCTCGTCTGCATCATCCCAGTTGTTCCCAAAGATGTTAGCAAAGGGGAGCATAAAGCGGAGAGGGTCAACGTAGACCGCATCACCCGCCCAGTCTGGGAGCCAGGGGAAGGGGACCTTAACGCTGGTTGCAAAGCGCTGGCGGCGGCCTGCGTTCTCGTTGGCTTGCTGCATGGCGTCTCTAGTCATTAGGTAGTGATTCAACAGGCCAGGATGCAGGGCTAGACGCTGCGCCCAGTTCCAGCCTGAACGTGTGAACCAGTAATGGTATGGCGCGATGTATGAAAGCCAGGTGTCAAAGTTGCGCCGGTTGCGGTAGTTCAATAGCGCATCATCGGCACGGGTCTTCCCATACTGGAGGGCTGTAGCCCTCAGATCGTACCATGCGGGCTGTACCTCATTCTCTAGCCAATTAGCCGCATCTGCCTTCACCTGCTGGCTGGCGATCTGTGGCTGCCATTCGTGCCAGTCCTGGGTTATGCCTGCCTGTATGTCGTCAAGTGCTTTGTGGGTGGCCGTCTCTCCAGCCTGTACCATGCCCCTAAGTGTGGGGGGCTCAGCCTGCCCAGCCTGGGCAAAGCCCCGTTGGTACATGGTCCGGCCCTCGTCGTTGGCCATAGCTAGCAGGTCGTCTGTGATTAGTTCATCTATGGACCTGAACCAACGGCCAAGGTCAATCTTGTTTTCGATAACCGTCCTGCCTAGCAGGTGGCCTGTGATCGGGTCAAAGACGTAGGCGTCAAGCTCGGTGCCTGTCTCCTTGACAAGTCGCGTTATCACATTCCGCTGTGATTCGGTTAGTGGGTTACTGGCCCATATCTGGCCGAACTGTCCCCCCTGGCTGGGGGTCACTGACCATAGCTTGACCGCTCCAGTCTGCCCCGTGAACCATACTTCAGGTTGGGGGATCATTCCGCGATCTATCCCTTCCACTTCTCGGATCGCTGCGCTGATCTCGTTGTGGGGAACAGTCCTTTGACCGGCGATCCGTTCTTCTCTGCTGCCTCTGCTTCTGCCGCTGAAGTCCAGCATGGTTCCATCTTTCAGGATGTAACCTGCCTCATTCGGATCGTTTGTCACACCAAAGATCCTGATCGCTGCATCCTCCCAGGGGTGGCGGCCCTGGGTTCCCCTCTGCCACAAGGTACCTTGCCCCTTGGGTACCCTCTTGGGTCGTAGCTCTTCAGCCGGGGGCGCTGCCCCTGCTGGCCTGGCTGCGTACTTCTCAGCGTCGCCAAGCTCGGGGGCCATACCGGGTAACATCCCCTGGGGCGCTGCCTCTGGCGGCACAAACTGGGGGGCCTCTGCCTGCGGAGCCGTGCCGGACATTAGGGGTAGGTCCTCCCCTCCCTCAAACATCTGCATTTGTCCGGGCTTGCGCTCAGGCTGGCCAAAGACGGGGCGGGCTCCCTCTGCCTGGTACATCCCCTCTGCTGGTCGCGCAAACTTCCGCAAGTCAAGGGGCGCTTCTCCTACGACCTCCGGGGGCCTCTGGATCTCCCCACCCTCTAGCGCTGCCTGGGTCTGTGCCTTGCGCTCGATCTGTTCCAGTGCTACCCGTGCGATCTCTTCTGGGGGCGCGGGCGCTTTGTCTCCGCCCATGGCCTCTGAGGCTAGGCTATAGTACCAATTAGCGTACATGGCCTGCTCGTCCCTGAACGCCTTGGCCGCCTTCTTGGCTACCTTCAGGGCCTCTTGATCTCCCTTCGCCGGGGCCTTCACCCCCTGAAGCTCCCAGTACAATACCCGCTGTTGCTCGTCGGTTAGTACCTTGTCCCTGGTGATCTCCACCGTGCGCCCGAATTGCTCACGGTACTTGGGTTCATCCAGCCGGTGATAGGCTTGCTTCTTCACCTGCTGCCGGATCTCGTCAACCGTGCTGTTGATATAATACTCGTTGCCCCTGTCCTCCAGGGCCTTGACCAGTGCGTCACCCTCTAGCCCGTACTCTTGGCGGGCTTGCTCCAGGTCAAGCGGGATCGTGGGTGCTATGGCTGCATCCTGCGCTTCATCCCAGCGGGCGATCCGATCCCAGGCCAGTTCCCGGCCTCGGGGATCCCCAGCCCTTATAATCTCTGGGTCTGATTCAAGTAGCCGGTCAAACACTCCCCGGATATTGGGGTCAATCGGCACATCTATATCACTGCCGGTCAAGTTCTTGTAGATCCTGATCAGCCAGTCCTTTAGGTGTGCAAACACGTTCTTGAGTTCCTGGCTAGGGGCCTGGCCCTCTCTCAAGTAGCGCTCAAAGGCTCGGGCGAACTTCTCTTCTGCCTCTACTGTCCACTCTGCATCATCCAGCCCAGTAGCCCAGCGGGTGGCGATCCTCAGTTCCTCACCCTCCAGATCCCGCCTGAAGATGTGGCCAAGCTCATGTACTACTGTAGATATGTCCCCACTCTCAAAGGCGGAGATCACGGCCCGCCCATCATCCAGAAAGTCAATCGCTCCCTTGGGCCGCTGGAGTAGCGGGCGGCCTCCCTCGATAGACAACGTGAACGCCTCTGTTACGTCTCGGGCGATCCAGTCTGCATCTGGGGTAGGACCTGGGCGGATCTCTGTCACCCGGACGATCTGATCTGCTGGGACAGGGCCGGTTGAATATACGTCGCCCGTCCTGTACTCTGCCTTCGCCCAGTCTCCCCGTTTGACCTCTAGCACATAGCCGGGGGCCGCTGCGGTTGGCTGATACTGGGGAGGGGCAAAGGTCCCAGCGTAGGCATAGCCGGTCCCTGGTGCCTCTCCAAAGAAGGTTGCATCTGGATCCTGAAAGCTGAAGTTGTATTCTCCCCTGCTTTTGATCTGGCCGGTTTCTATGATGTAATCAAGCTCGCCTTTGCTGATCCCCCGGTATAGATAGAAGTCGTTGGCCTCCGCTGCCCCCCTGGTGATAATCCCCGGCGCTCTCTCGGGGAAGTCATCTGGGAGGGGGATCGCTGAAAACGTGGCCCTTAGATCCCGCTCCGCTGCCCTGGTGCTTGTCCATGAACTCACCCGATTGCCTAGCCGGTCATAGGTATTGTAGCTCACGGGCACTTGCTCCGGCGCTAAGCGTTCGGCTAGCTGTCGGGCTTGGGCCAGGTCGGGGACCGGGCCAAAGTCTTGACCATAGCCGATCCATGGCGCATGAACATACCACTGACCTTCATGCTCAAGCAGTAGCAAGCTGGCGTCATTGGTGATTTTCAGGGCCTCTGTCCCTGCCCCAGTCTTGCCCCAGGTCGGGGAGGGTGCTTCCGCCTTCACCTTGTAGCCCAGGGAGAAGCGCCATTCTCCGGGGTTGGGTGTCTGCTGCAAGCGGCCCATCTGGAATAGGGACTGTGGCCCGCCCAGTAGATCGGCCTTCATCTGCGGGGTGATCGGTATTACCCAGTGGTAGGGCGGATTTTCCGGGCCATAGATATAGTCCATGGCCTCTTGCTCGGTTAGGAAGGTTCGTATCTGATCAAAGTCGGTGCGCCCGTCTTCGTCCCGGCCTACACCGATCACATCCCATGCGCCCCTTGAGCTTTCTTCAAGTATGAACTCTTCATAATCTGGGAAGTCCTGGTAGGCGTTTGATTGTAGCCTCCAGTTGGGTTCTTCCCTTGGCTCCACCCCCCAGCGCTTCAGTTCCTTCTTGGCAACACTGGGAAGAATTTCATCATAGTAGGTCTGATAGCCGCGCCCGCCTACGTAGTCACCGACATAGGTACGTTTGACACTGTACTCCTGGCGCAAGGCGTCTACGGCTTCATCCATAGAGGCATAGGATCTAACGTCTGTTGGTAAGCCTTTCTCGTCAATGTAGGCCCTGACTGTCCCGTCCTCTAGCTGATAGATCCTTATGTCCTGGTTGGGATTTGTCATCCCAGCGGTGATCTTCTGGCCCTCTAGATAGCCGTCGTCTGTCCTCTCCCAGTCGTACTTGTTGAACTCTCGGAACGTCTCAGATCCTAGATCGTTCTCAAGTAGATCGTCTGCTATGTCTTTGCCCAGAACATCATACAGATCCTTGGGGCTCAGCTTCTCTTCCCTGAAGACCTCCCCCATTCCCTCCCTGAAGCCTCTCAGGGTCCGGGTTCTGGGGTCGTAGCTCAGATCGTCTACAAGGTGCCGCTGCCTCCACCGTACCCCGTGAACGTGGCCGGTTGTCCAGCCCAGGGCCTCCATGTCCTGTTCTGCTGCTTCCCTCAGCATACGCTTAAAGGCTAGGGCTGTCCAGTCTCGGGTATCGGCATAGGGGGCCTTGGGTAGCTGGGCCTGGGTTGCGCTTCTGGCCCGCTGTAGTTCCTGCCAGCCGTTACGTACTGACCACGGCTGCCCCTCTACCTGGATCTGTACCCTGGTCTTGCCGTCCCAGTTCTGGGGCGGAGCAAACTCAGGATTAGGCCACTCGGTAACACGCCAATTCCCCGCCGCATCGGATCGGTAGTTGCGCCATATATCCTGGCCGATTAGGTCTATGGCCTCTTGGGCCGTGACAGGCTTTGACTCCCAGATGATAAAGGGGTTCTTGTTCCAGTCCTTACCATACAGCCGGATCGTATGCGTCTCAGCCTGCATCTTTTGGCCGTCCGGTACAATCTCGATGAATGACGTATCTTGGATCGCCGTTGTGGCTAGACCTTCACGGCTGCCTAGTTCGTCCATCGTCCTAACGATCCGCTGTGCTGGAGGGGTGGCCCCCTCCATGGGATCATGCAACGGTGAAAAGGTCCCGTACTTCTGGAACAGTTCCCCGATCCTGGCCTTCTCCGCGTCAATGTCCTCTAGTTCCCAAAGATGCAAGTACCCTTGCTTTCGTGCGTCCTGGTGCCAGTCGCTTTGTAGTTCATCTATAAAGAGCATCCTCCGCCCGTCCTGGGTTGCCCTCTCGTCAAAGCGACTGTGTACGATCACATTCTCTTCATAGCCCCAGTGCGCCATTTTCTGGTACTTCTTTGGGTACTTGGCGGCCTGGCGTCTGACCTCTGACGTTAGCCCCTTCTCTGCGGCGTCTTGCCAAGCTCCTTCTAGTGCCGCCCTGCGGTTGCCAAAGGCTGCGCCCTCCATGTCTGGGCGCTCCCAGTACCATTCGTCAAGATCGCTGTCAAAGGTGATCTTGTAACCGGGCGGGGGTGTGGGTTCTCCTTCCCACTCGATCAGCCACTCGGTATAGTTCTTGCCGCCTGGAAGGGTGAACGTCTCCCAGCGGGTGGATCCTGCGTCCTGCGCCTCGTCTACCATCAGCCGGGCTTCTGTGAGATCGGCGTAGGCGTCTAACAGTTGCCGGGTTAGCTCGGGCTCCTGTTCAGCAAAGCGGATCGCGTCTCGATATGTCCCGTACTGTTGCCCTTCTTGATCTATCTGGAGGATCCGCTCTTCGTGCCACTCTATGGCCCCCAGGATCCCTTCAGTTGAACCATAGTCGCTTGCTCTCTCCCCTACCATGGCCCTCACCCGATCATACTCGGCTAGGGCTTGGGAATGGCGGATCTCCAGTGTGGGATCCGCCTTGCCCCCGAAAGTTACATCTTTGACCTTGACCTGAAAAGATTTCAGGTACTCCATTACCTCTTGCTTGCTGATTGTCTCTTCCGGCCAACCATCCAGCCAGCGGAGGATCCCGCTGTACTCTATTTCATCCCCCTTGACTGGGGGACTGGGCTTGTACAGTGCCCCTTTCTTGCTGCGCTTCATGGGAGGATCGAGCATATCACGCAACTGATCCACCCTCACCCGCTGGGGTAACTTCTGCTCTAGCACAGTCTCAAGTTTGTTGTACCATACCGGGGTAGGACCTGCCCCCTTCTGGAATAGGCGCGGCTGATAGGTCGGGGCCTTGTAGGTGTGTACCATTTCCTGGGCCTTCTCTAGTCGCTCGATCAAGCCCTGCTTCCTGCCCCACGGGTCGCCTACTCTCAGGGGATCGTAGGGTGGCAATTCCTCCCGGCCATGGATCCCCCTGGCTGCCAGGTCTAGGATCTCGCCGTCAAGCTCTTCTATCTGGTCGGTTAGCTGGCCGATCATGATCTTGTAGCGCTCGATCATGGTTGAATGGTTCTCAGCTACAAGCCGGGCGATCTCGTCTTTGGTGATACGATCACCCTTCTTCAGCACCTTGACGATCAAGGTATCTGGGATCTCGGTCGTCTGATAACCGGCCAGCCCTGACCATGACAGGGGAGCACCTTTGATCGGCGTTGTCCCTATATACGCTGTTGTCCCTGGCTCCAAGAACTTACCAAAGCGCTCCCAGTCGGCTTCCCTGTAACTCTTGGCCGTGACAACTTCCCCGTTAATGAGGACAACACGATCCCCCTTCTGGATCTGTAGTCCATCTTTCAGGTATACCGGCGTCTCGATGAATGGGCGCTCTAGGCTGGCCGGTGGCTTGCGGAGATCCCGGATCGCCTCTGCTGCTGCGGCCACTAGCTCAGGGTCCCGGTCCTTGTAGGTGTTCTTGAACGCGCCTTTAACTAGATGCTCGTCGGCTATCGACTTGGCCCAAGTGATCGTATCCTGTATCAATTCATCTGGCACAATCCAAAGGCGTTCGATCTGCTTGGCGTCTACGATTAGCTCAGTGTCTACAAAGGTTAGGGAATAGGCGATCCCCTGGGTGCCGGTCCCTGCCTCTGCGGCTGCCCTGGGGCTGGTGTACAGGATCGCTGACTCGGGTACCTCCATCGCAAAGGTGATCGGATAGCTGGCCTTCCACTCCTGGTAAAAGCCCGCAACACTGGGGTAGTTGCTCACGTATACGGGCGACTGTCCCCGCCTGGTGGCCCGATCTGCTAACTGCCTGAGCTTCTGCTTAATGTGGGCCACACTGGAAGTAAAGCCCCCGCCCAGGTCCCCGGCCTCAGCACTGGCCAAGATCGGGATCACCTGCTTTGGGCTGCGCTCTGTCCGGTACAGGATCACGTTGCCCGGCTTGGCCTCCGACTGGATCCCCGGCCTGGCTGATTCTAGAATCATCGTGGCCTTGCTCTGTAGGTAGTTCCTGGCCGCGTCTTCAGCCTGCACCCGCTCCATAATGTCAAGCTCGCCCAGGTCCCCAAGATCAAGCTCAAGTGTGCGCTGATCCCGGCCTGCCTCTAGGATCTGCCAGGTGGCCTCTTGGATCTTGGCGCGGTCAAGGTCCTGGCCTCCCTGGGCTGCCCAGCGCTGCAAGTTGTGATCTATGATCTGGCCTAGCTCGGGATCCCCCCTCCCTACCTGCATTAACCTTGACTCGCCCTCGATTCCCCGTCGCATCCCAGCTAGCCTGGTCTTGTACCATTCGGCGGCTGGCCTGCCGGTCTGCTCTGCCCAGGTCTTGGCCCGCGCATCGGTGATCGCCATAATGGCGCTACGATCCTTGCCGCTCAGTCCAAAGAAGGTCTGGAGATCCTGCCGCCATTCCTCCCGGCTGTACTCAAGCGGGGCATTGGCCGCGATCTCCGCCTTGACTACCTCTGCGGTCGTGGGCATACGCCTTCCGGTATCTGTCCAGCGCTCCACGGCTGCCACTTCCTCAGCCGTCCACTGGTCCCGGTTCTTCAGGGCTGCCGTCTTCACAAGGGCCTGATCGCCTGGCTGAATCTTCTTGGGTGTGGGCGCTGTCCTGGCCTCTGCTCTCTCGAACCTGGCCAAGAGTGCATCACGCTCCGCAACCATCCAGCGGCGTTCTGCCCGGTCGTGGTACTTGGCCCAAAGATCGTTACGCTCCGCCCAGTATTTTTCCCAGACATACTGGGCCGCTCGCTTGCCTGCGTTCCCTCCACCGTGGCGGGCATAGGCGGCCTGTGCATCCTTAAAGGCTTTGTCCCTGGCCTCTGCCACTAGCCCGGCTGTACGCTGGCCGTATATCTCCACGTCACGGCTGGCGCTGTCAAGCAGGTCTAGCACGTCTCCATGATAGCCGGGCTCGATATTGTAGCTAGCCCTGAGCGCTCTCACCTGGGCGCGGTCAACCCTGCCCCTGTGGTGTGCAAGGAATAATTCAAACTTCTCATTATCCTGAGCGTCAAGCACTCGCCCAGGTACCCAGTTCTCGGGGGCGGGCGGGATCTCACTGGCCCGCCTCAGCCGTTCTTCTGCTAGCTGGCGGCGCGACTTGCCCAGGACCTCCCCTATGTCCTCCCCTGCACCCAGCCGGGCAAGCTGATCCCTAGCCTCTACAAAGCGATCAATCCTCCGCCTGGAGTACAGATCCCAGGACTGGGCTACCTCTTCCGCGTACTGCCGCCATAGTCCCCCGCTGCCTGCTGGGTTGGCCTGGTACGCCTTGACAACACGGCGGCGCAAGTCGTCAAGGGCTACCCGGCTGGCGTCTCTCAGTTCGTCTGCTGACAGGTTGGCCGCGATCAGGACCTCTAGGCTGTCGGCGTTGCTGGCCTCCACCCCCTCACGGGCTGCGGTCCTGGCCTCCGCTAGCTCTGCTTCTCGCTCTGGTACCTTGGCCTTCGTCTCTTCTACTATACGGGCGATCTCGGGATCCTCTGGGTGATCGGCGGCTATCCGCTCTAGCTCTGCGATCACAGGCTCGGCTACCTCTGCCTCTTCAACGTCGGTTGCAACCTCACGGGTGGCCGGTAGGTCCTCTAGATCCTTGAGCCTGCGGGCCGTGTCGTCGGCTACCATGTTATGCAGATCCTCAAAGGCTCGGGCTATCTCTTCCTGTGTGGCGTTGGGAGGAAGGCTTGTCAACCGTTCCCTGGTAAGGCGGGCGATCTCTGGGCTCATGGCGTCAAGGGTCACGGCGTCAAGGTACCGGGTCGGCTCCAACAGATCCCCTGGTCCTTTGGGGTTCAGGAAGCGGGCGACTGTGGCCCGCTTTTCATCCATGTTCAGGCCACGGGCTACAGCATGAAGCAGATCATCTGCCCTTGGGCCAAAGAAGGCCATAACTGAAGCGGGCGGGGCCGGGGTCAAGCGCACAGCGTTGGCGTCTAACATCTGTTGGGTGGCCTTCACTAGCGCCCGCTTATACCTGGGCTCTTCACCTATGGCAAAGCGCCCTAGCTCCGCCTCTCTTACAATCTTCTGGCCTAGCTTGCTGATTGCGCCCAGGGGTCCGGGTAGCCTGCTGGTGTAGACCTTCTCACCGACCTGCCCGGCCTCTTCTGCAATCCCGGTTAGTTCGGCTAGCTGACCGGCTCCGCCTGTGGTGACTCGCCGTGTCGTCACGCTGCCCAGTGCGTCAAGGTAGTTGTCAATGTCTTCTACCCGGTCAAAGTTCAGGATCCCATCAGCCGCCGCCGTGACAAGATCGGTCGCCGTGTTTCGCATGGCGTAGCCTGGGCTATAGAGTGCTGTAAGATAGAACTCACTCATTAGCCCTTTCCATGCGTTGGCAAATTGCAAATACTTGTTAGGCTCCTTGTGGCCGTATGCCTTGCGGAGCCTGTCAAGGGCCAGGTCCTCAAGCTCCATGACAAAGCGGGCGGGGTTGAACATCCCTTCTGGCTTCTGGGCCTCGGGGAGTTTGCCGATCCCATCTGCTATATCTGTGAGGATTAGCCGCGTCTTGCTGCCTGCCTCTGATACCATGCTATCGCCAAAGATCGGGCGCAACCTCTCGGGGTCCTCGATCATATCGGCTACAAAGGCTAGGGCTTCATCCCCGCTTCTGGTTTCCGACAACGGCCCGCCTAGCACGATCCACATCTGGCCGGTGTCCCGCTCTGCCTTGGCCGTGGGTGTCAAGTCAAAGGGGTTGGCTATAGCGTCGCGGATCTTGGCCATGACTCCGCCGTCTGCCTTGCGGCCCGCCTTAGTCACTGTCTCGCCCAGGATTTCTACAGCCTGATCGGCCTCCACCCCTAGCACGTTGGCCATGGCCAGGACGGCCCGCCTGGCCTCGGGTGTGGCGTCAACTGCCTCGGCTACAAGTTGCTGGCTGGCCTTGAGGGCCTTTCCCTGCTTAAACGCCTTCCACACCCCCAGCGCATCGATCAAGTTCAGGGGGTCGGCTATCACCTGGCCCACAAGCTCGGCGGCTATGCTCTCACGCTGAAGCGCTGCCTCTTCTGCCGTGACCTCTCCCCGCTGGATCCGCTCTACGTCGGTCTTCAGCGGGCTATAGAGGGCTTCCCCCTCTTCCCGGCCTAGTTCCTGCTCAAGTGCCCGGCCCATATATGAGTAGGTGCGGAGTGTGAGGGGTGCCCACTCTTCCACGCTCAGGCCCTCAGCCTCGGGCATGGCCTCAATTAGCCCAGCCCCTAGCGCTTGCTCTCCCCATAGTGCGGGCTCACCTAGAAGCGTGGTGGCGTAGGCTCCGAACTGCTCAAGCCCTCGTAGTAACGGGCTCTTGTAGGTAGCTCGCTCCCAAGCCTGGCCGACCTGGCCAAGCGCTGCCAGGGGCACGGCTGCCGCTGGGGCTACCTTCTGGCCAAAGCTACCCAGCCCCCCGATCAGATTCTCCCTGTCCTCTAGGGTCTGTTGCCAACTGGGCATGGGGGGCGGCATAAACCCGGCTCGCTCTTCTGGCCGCTCTACTGCCTGCTGTACCCGCTGCTTGCTCCCCTGCCAAAGCCAGTCTAGAAAGTTAGCAGGGGCGGGCTGGATCCTGGTGGCCGGGTTGTAGTCCTGGCTGGTGCCGGTCGGGGGCACGTACTGGGGCGCTCCCTGGGCCGTTTCCTGGCCGGGAATGGCGGAAATTGGCCCGCCCTGAATCGTTCCCGGCTCAGGGGGCTTCTGGGACAGCGCTGTCATATAAGGTTGGGAACGTCCGGCTAGCTGAACGTCTGCCGCCTGCTGCTGGGTCTGCTGAGTGTCGAGCCAGCCGCGCCATTTGTTTACGTCTTGTAGCCATTGATCCCGTTCTGTGGGCATGGGCTAGTATCCCTCTCCCAGTCTCCAGATTGTCATAGGTGGCACGTAGTTGGGCGGGCGCTTCTCTTCCTCTGCACCCCCGCCGCTGGATCGGCGGCGCTTCATCATCCCCCTAAGTGCTTTCCACTGTTCAGGGCTGAAGGTCGGGCGGGGCCTGCCGGTCCTGGTGATATACCAGTGGTCTTCCCATTCGGTCTGGGTTGGGCTGCGTCCCTGTTCCTGGGCAAATCTAACCGACCACTCGCGATCCCCCAGGGCCTCCGCTAGCCCCTCCCCCTGGGCCTTGTACCAGTCATTGGCGCTTGCTCCGCCGTGTTCCTTGCTGAACTCGCTTTGCCAGCGGTCGAACCAATTACCTCCCCCGCCCTGGGCCTGGCCCTGCTGTCCCTGGCCTCCCTGGGCCTGCTGGGTGCCCTGGTCCGGGTAGCCTGGGGGGAGGGCTCCGCCGCCCACACTCTGGCCATAGGTGCCCAGCCCAGCCGCCCGCCGCTGCTCTGCAACCTGCATTAGATACTGTCGTCTCGCGTCAAGGGCCTGGCCTGGCTGCCCTGCCTGCCGCTCTTGTACGAACTGGGGAAGGCTGGAGGGCTGACCGGCTGTGCCATAGCCCCCAGGTCCCCAGCCCCCAGCGGTCACGGCTGCCCCCTGGAACTGATAGGGGTTGTACCCGGCGTAAGCCTGGGTAGCCTGGCTGGGTGCCTGTACCTGATAGGTCGGGGCCTGTGCTCCCCAGCCCTGAACGTTGGGGCCTGGCTGCATCTGCTCTGCAATCCTGCCCCCGGTCTGGGCTAGCTGGGTGCCTGGGACATAGTATCCCTGTGGCTGGCTGTAGTTCGGGTACTGAACCATGGGAAGGTAGACCGGCTGGGCTGGCTGGTACTGGTACTGGCCGTATGCTTGCTGCGGGGCTGCCTGCCCCCATGGTGTGGCCGCTCCGGGCGGCTGAAACAGTGGGTTAGTCATTGTCTACCCCTCCCCGTCTTCCTCCCAAACGTCTTCCCATTCCTCTTCTTGGGGTACAATGTCCGGGCTCAGGGTCATTAGCTGGCCGGTGCTGCCTCGGTGTAGGTGCGGAGCCTGGAGGACCACAAGGCCAGCCGCAATCATTCCATCAAGCGCTTTGCGGGCTTCTGGCCTGTTCCAGAATCGTTCATCACCCCGGATCCTGGGCATAAAGTACGGTCGCCCGTCGTGAACCTTCAACACCCGACCTTCTAGCAGGTGCTCTACGATCTTCTTCTGAGCCTTGCTGAACTCTGACACTCCCGCTTCTGCCTTTTCCTCTGGTACCTGTTTCTCTGCCATGGCTTAGAATCCTCCTGGGTATGGCATAGCGCCGGGGATCTGTTGCTCCATCTGTCCCGGCTGGGGGTACCCCTGTCCTGGGTACCCTGGCGGCTGCATCATTCCGGGCGGCACTGGCATAGCTGCGCCGGGTGGTATCGGCTGGGGGCCATAGCCTGGCGGGTACTGCTGGGGTGGCATTGGCCCATAACCTGGGGGCGGCTGCATCATTCCGGGCTGCATGGGTGGCGGCTGCATCGGTTGGGGCTGGGCCGGTGGCTCTTCGCCTGCCTGTGCGAGCTTCCTTAGTTCCTTCTCGAACTCTATAGCCCGCTTCATTTCCTCTTCAATTCTGGCCTGTTCCTTCTCCGCCGCCTGTACAAGTCCGTACTTCTCAACGGTCGTTCTCCATGACAGCATGGGTCGCCCGTCTGTCCCTGGTTCTCTGGCCCTGCCTGCCAGGACCATGTTAGCTTGCTCGTCACTGGGTAGCAGGTCCCCGATCTGAACCTCTACATGGTACAGCCCATCGAGATCACGGGGCTTGAACTCAAGCCAGTTTGCTACCCGATAACTGCGGGTGTCCCCGTCCATGTCGTCTATCCGCATGAACCTGATCACGTTGCTTGGAGTCAGATCGGCTAGCCACTCAGCGCACATTCTCAGGGCCACTTCCCCCAGCGATTCTACACAAGCCTGGAGGGCCGCTATGATCCCATTCAATCGGATCTGCCCGCTCTGGTTCAGAAGGTTGATCGCATAGCCCGCCATGATGCGCCCAGGGTCAAGGCCATACATCGAACTCGGGAAGGTTCCCCGCTCAAAGTGAGCTTCATACTTGGCCCGCATCTTGTCAAGCTCCATAGGCTGGCGGCCTGCTCGTAGTGGGTCAACGCTCTCCCCTGGGTATAGGTGGTTGACAGCGCCGGGGCGGGTGTCTAGTTCAAAGTCTTCTTGCTCGGTGATAACAGTCCATGCGTCGCCTGTGTACTGGTGAACGGCTGTAGCCTCTGCGGAGTCTGCCAGGTCGAGACGGTCGATCACGTTCAGCACTCCATGGAGTAGCCCCCTTGCCCGTTCCTCTGGTACTGCGCTGCCGGTCTGTCTTGCGTACTCGAAAGCATAGGGGATCTGTCCGTAGGTGTGGGGCCAGGGACCTTGGCCCGCCTTGAGGCTGACCAGTTCCCCCGCCGCCCAGTAGCAGTATTGTGAGTCGTCCCAGTATTCCACCCACGTTACTTCTTCAGCCGGTCGCTTGCCGGGTAATGCCTCCTTGTCGCCCAGGGTCCGGCGTATGTCGGCTACCCGCCGCTGGCTCTGCTCTACAACGTAGCTCAGCCCGTCGATCCCGATCTCGGGATAGACGTAGCGGGGATCTCGAACCTGGATAGCTAGGGGGATCCTGCGGTCTGCCTCCCAGGTGGCCCGGCCTTCCTCGTCTACTGTGATCTTGGTATCTGTACCGGGGGAGGGGAGCACCCGCATACACACAGCGCCGCGCATCCCGGCAAGCCAAGCGGCCTTTGACAGAAATCTCTGATGCTGTGTGCGCTGGCTCTGTGTCCAGATCGCCTGTAAGAACTGCTCTGCATCATCGGCGGCCTGTTGGCCTTTCTTCTTCTCGCTGGGCGCTGCGACAGTGAATGTCATATCGGCGCTAGTTACTAGGTCCTGCACAAGATCAATCGCCCCAGTCCCCCAGGGCATACGCACGATCTCGATCCCTTCAGCCTGCGCCGTCTCTTTGTCGTCCTTGTCGTACTCTAGAAAGTAATACTGGTTGATCTCGTCAAGGTCGGCGTCTCGCTCAGCATAGTAGTCGATTGTTTGTTTAGCTAACTCCCATAGATCGCTAGCCGCGTCCATTCATCTTCCCTCAGTTCCTTTGGGAGCCGGGCGATCTTGCTGCGTCCATGCCTGGCTGCCGCTAGTTGGTCCCCGCCTGGCTTGGGCTTGCGTCGTGGCCCTCTGATCTTCCACGTTAGCCCGTACCTGAGCGCATCATAACCGTGATCCTCTGCGTCGCTGTCAACGTCCTCCGGGTTGTGCTCGTCGTGAGGGAGGGCCGGAAGAGTCCTTATTAGATTTCTGCAAGTGCTGAAGACCTGGATCCCTGGCCTTCCGTCCTCTGCATCTGCTAAGAACTCCCTCACCCGGCGCAACCCACGGATCCTGTCATTGTCTGCTTGTGTAAGCCTCACCCCCGCCTTCTGGTACTCTTCAGCGCTGCTGGTCAACCGATCCTCATAACTCTTCTTTGTCCACATGGAGGGGTCGGCCAGCGTGATCCTGATCTTGTCGCCCCTGGTCTTCTCCTTGATCCGCTCCGCCTGGCCCTTGTCGGTCAACCCAGTCTGGTAGTCCTCATTGTAGACATACACCCGCCTACTGTCCGGGTCCTGGGTTAGCCACAAGCAACAGTATGGCTGCCGGTATCCCCAGTCTACAGCCCTCCAGCGTCTCCATGAGTCCGGCACGGTGAACGGCTCCACTACATGATGCTCTCGCCTCCACTCGTCAAACGCCTGGCCCTCGAACATATCCCAGTTGCCATACACCCAGGCTTGCTGTAGCTTGTCGGGGAGGGTGTGCAGGGTATCCCAGTAGTCCTGGTCTAAGTGCGGGTTGTCGGCTGGGAGTGCCTTGACGAAAGCGAACTGCCCGGCCTGGGGCTCTAGCTCTTCCGGGTACTCCCGATCAAGCCACAACTGCTTTACCCATAGGTGGCCAATACTGCCGGGGTTGGTGGCTGCGACAAAGCGGGCCATGTCCACACCTGGCCAGCGTAGCGATCCCCTCAGTATGTCAAAGGTACCATAGGGATTCTTCGTTAGCTCGTCTACCCCGATAGCCGCGAACTCTGCGCTCTGGTACTTGCTCGGGTCGTCAAGGTTGCGGAGTAGGATCGATCCCCCTCCATACCGTGGCCGCAAGTGAAAGCCTAGCCCCTCGTCTTGGGTACCCCTCACGCTTCCAAGGGCCTGCGGGAACTCACGCTTGATCTTGCTGATCTGCCGGTCCCTCAATACGGGGTAGTCTTCACAGAAGAGCCCGACTTGTACCCCCCGGATCCCTAGCCGGTCGGCAAAGTAGATCAGCAACCAAAGCAGGTACCAGCGGAGCCAGTAACTTTTACCTGGCCCACGGCTACCCCCATACAGGGTGTACTTGTGGGCCATGGCTGCATGGGTGGCTTCAAGCTGTTTGTCTGTAAAGGTGCAAAGATCCCAGAAGGATCGTCGGTCAAGCACCGTCATGGGCTGGTAGTGGAGGATCCCCGGCTACGATCCAAAGCTCGTTAGGGTCCTGCTCTACAACGTCAACCCATAGCCGGTGATTCTTGCCTAGCTGGGTGGCCGCTGCCTGGGCGGAGTACAGCTTGATCCTGAATCCATCCCGTGTCTTGCTGAAGCTCTCGATCAGGTGGCCGCCCTCACTGAATAGCTTTTGCCAGTTAAAGCGGGCTACTTCCTCCCCTGTCTCAAGGTCAATGCCCATTTCTAGGAAGTCTCCCAGGTTGCCCCTGGCCTGCTTGCCCAGGATAGACAGCACTTCTTCCGCCTCTAGTGCGCTGTGTCCGGTTAGTTGGCTGATGTAGGTTTGGATCTTAGGCTTCGTTAGGTTCTCACTGGCAATAACTGAAAGTGTGGCCGCGTTCCCGCCATAACCTGCCGCCTCCGCCGCCGCCCTGCCATTGTACCCGTTGGACACATAGGCTTCACAGAAGGCTTTTTGTTTGTAGGTTAGGCGGGTGTTCTTCATGGTATGGGGCTCGCGGCTAGCAGGTTAAGCAGTAGCAAGAGGGCCGCTGTTCCAAAGCTGATCGCAAAGCCAACAAGCGCCCATGTTACCTTGGCCTGGCTTGCTCGCAATTCTCTGATCGCTTCTTCCATCTTGTCTGATAGGTCCTTTATCCGGTCGCTGTTGCGCTGTCCATACACGCAACCCAACCGGTCTAAGGTATGCCAGGTCGGGGGGCCTGGCCGTCCGTTGTTCTCGCTCATTCGTCGCTCTCTGCACCTGGCCAGGACACACGGGAAACAGAATACAGATCCATAGCCTCAACGCTGCGCTTAACC